GATGCCAAATTATCCAATGATGCCAAATTATCCAATGATACCAAATCAAGTTCGTTTATAAAAAATCTAATTGAATAAATATAAATATAATATTTATCACTGAGGTGATATAATTGCATGTATGATTAATGAATGCATGTGATTATTTTTTTTTATTTTTAGTAATGAATTATTTATTGGATATTATAAATAAATTAACCACTTAATCAATAATGGAATTATTATTAGATCCAATAATAATTGAAGGAGAATTACCATTTCATATAAATAGGAAAAAAAATGGTGGAATAATTAATCAAAATGGTGTGAATAATCATTTTGAATTACCATCAACCAATTATATAGATATATTAATCGTGCTTTTCATCATTATTGTCTTTGTAGTCTTGATTTGGAAATACACTTTCACTAACCAAACTAAAATCAATAAGATCGAGATTTGACGATTTTAATTTAATAAATTCTTCATTTTGATTTGACCAAAGAGCACAATAATCCAATTTATCCATTTGTAATTTTCTTTCAGAAATATATTTTAATACATTATCTAATTCCATTTCTTTACGAATTAATTGATGTAAATCTGAATATTTTGGAGAAATACTATATGGAAATACTGAACAAATTTTTTGATATTGTCTCGAAATATTTTGAAGATTTGTACAAATTGTTAATAATTCACTTAATATAGGATTATCAACGAGCATAACATTTTTAAATAAAAATGTACAAAACATGATATAAACATCAGGTATTTCTCGTTGAATTAAATTAATAAAAATACCTTTAGTATGCAAATATTCAATCATTTGATATTCAATACTTATTATACCATCAAATTCACCGTGTGATGTTTTATTTTTATGTGTATTAGCATATTTTGTTTGATTAACATAGTATTTTACATTAATTTTTTCATCAGGAAATAGTTCTTCATATTGTCCTACATAATTTTTATTACATGTTACAAAGAATTTATTAAAACTAAATTTTGAATACTGTCTATTTGCATATGCATAAAATCCTTTAATAAAATCAGGGTGTTGTAATGCAATCATTACTCTTACTACATATTTAATATCGATACAAATTTTTGGTAATAATATTTTAGCACATTCCCACCCTAAAAGATAATTATAATTTTTCTTTTCATCAGAAGTTGCGTTAATTAATGATAATAATTTGTCAGCATATTTATTTGATGATGTGTGAAAATGTACACCATCATTTTCAAAGATTTTGGATGTAGCAATTTTTTGATTATGTTCGCTATTTTTTAATGAAAAACATGCATAAAAATTTGATTTTATAGTATCCATTTTTTTTATTTGTAATATATAATCAATTATTGTAAATATTTTAATACAATTTTTCAAACTTTAAAAATGGGTGGTTCAAGTAGTAAATCGGATGTTGATATATTTATGGAAAGTGTTAATGATGTATTTGTTCAGAGTATTCAATCATGTTCAATGAATAGCAATGTTGAACAAATTATAAATATTAAAGGTGATGGAAATATACTTTCAAATATAGAATTAAATCAAGTATATACATCTCTACTTACATGCGTTCAAGATGTAAATATGATAGCACAAATCCAAAATAATATAGAAGAAAAAATTAAAAGTTTTGCAGAATCTCAAAGTGTAGCACTCTTAGGTGCGTTAGGAAATAGCGACAGTGAAATTAACACAAGAATTCATAATAGTGTTCGTAATGCGATAAATGTGACTACAATGACTCAGTTAGTAAATAATGTTAAAGCTGCACAAACTATAAATTTAGACGGTAGTGGAAATACTTTATTAAATATTAACATGAAACAAGTCAATAATAATATTGCATCATCAAGTCAACAAGTAATTGCAAATATTGATGTATTAAATACTATGAAAGCAACCTTAGATCAAAAATCTAAAGCAACTCAAGAAGACCCAATTGAAAATTTATTAAATGGACTGTCAAAACTAATGACAGGACCAATAATGTGGGTAGCTATTATTATAATAGGTGGTTTAATTGTTATGGTTATATTTTTAAATACTGGCGCTGGATCGGCTGTAATGAATGCAGTACAAGATCAATACTCGTATGAACAACCTCCAGTAACTGAACAACCTCCATTACCAATGCCTATTAATCAACCACCTCCAGTAACTGAACAACCTCCATTACCAATGCCTATTAATCAACCACCTCCAGTAAATAAACCTATTTCAAGTATGAATGAACTCATGCAACTTCCTAAAGGATTACCAAAATTAGAAGAAACATTACCAATGCCTATTAATCAATCACAACCTATAGCACCATCTTTTAATCTTCCAGAATCCAGTCCATTACCAATATCACCAAAAAAATAGAACCAATAAAATCAATAGAACCACATTCACCAGATGAAAATTTAATTACAGGACTGGCAGAAACACCAGCTTAAATATCACGATAAGATCCATGAGATAACTTCCAATAATATGGTATATATGGTGGAAATTTTGTATCTTGTAATTTATTTTTTTGATAAATAATTAATGATTGGTAATTTCCAATATAATTATCGTGTTGAAAACTTTTAGTAATTAGTTTATTTAATTTACGTTCATTTTTAATTATAGCCATTGTTTCGAATAATTTCATAATTTTTGTTTCAAGAATTGATGGTGTAATTAATCCTAAATTTTTTATAATTCTCAGAATCCAAATATCTAATAATAAAAAACGAAGCAATACATATGCAGATCCAATTTTAATATTATCTGGATAAGAATCTTTTTTATGATCGTTATTAAATCCACCTTTTTTAGTCATAAATTCTTTTGAAATACGATATGGAATTAATTCATAACTACCACTATTAAAAATATCTAAAAAAGGTCTTTCAAACCTTTGACCACTAATTGAACAAACACCACTAATATAAAATGTGTATTTTTTAAGACGACTATCACTAATAATATGAAGTTTCTCTTCTCTAAATGTTGGTTTGTATGGAGATATAGTTTTAAGAAAATTTTCCAATAGTTCATTAAATTCTTCAATTGGGCAATCTATGATTAATTGAACTTTTTCAAAATTATCTTGAAAAGCTTTTCCAGTTTCGCCATATTCCATTAGTTTTATTGCCCAATCTCCAATAAGTACAGCAGGTTGATCTTTAATAAAATCTAGTACTATTAATTTTTTAATAGTTTCTATATTAGTAATAATATTTCTAACACAATCTTTAGCACCACCAATAATTGTTTTTGTTCTAGTTAATAAATTTTCATATAAATGATATTCTGTTTTAATTAAATCTTCCCAATTATCTGCTTTGTCGGGAGAATATAATTTATGATAAATATCCATTAATTCTAATTCAGGGGGTAATAATAATAATTCTGATGATGTGAAAAAACCAATTTTACTTTTAACAGGTAAGAGCATTTTAAAAATATCAATGTTTTTATATTTATTGATTGCTTTAAAAACAACGAGTAAACGCCCATCAAAAAATATATTAATTTCTTCATGTGCTACAACAGTTTTAAGTATTAGCCAACGGGCACTAATATTAATAGTTAATGGATTATTTTTTTCATCATCAGAAAGCGATTTTTCATATATATCAAGTGCGTTAGCTAATAAATTTATTAATTTATTTGAATGTCTAAAAATATTTTCACAAAAAATTGTTATTGTAGTTAATTCAGCCAAATTAATTTTTGATTCATATAATAATTCAGGCTGACTGATAATAAAACTATTATCTTTTATAAATGTTTCAATAGTTTCATATATAACGGATAATTGTTTTCGATCATTTTCGATATATTTCATTGCATTAGTTTCAAGATTATTTAAATAATCTTGATCATTAAGACATTGTTCAAACATTGCTTTTTAGTTTAGTTATACAAATATTAAATCTTTATAAATAAAATGTCTTGATATATTTAGACAAAAAAATAAAATTTTTGTTTAGATCTTTTAGTCTTATTCAATTATTAGATTAAAATCAATTATTTAGCGACTAACTCCAACAGATAATGGAAGATTTAGAGATACTGGCTGAACAAGTGGTTGAGTCAAACCAGAAGCAAATGTCAAATCAGGAAGAGCTGACGTTACTGGAGTTGTAAGAACTGGAGTATCTGGAACAACGGGACCTGATGTAGCAGCTGGACTAGTAGAATGTTGAGCATTGAATGCATCCTTCTCGGCTTTCCAAGTCTTGCGCAAAAATTCAATAGTATTAACTGCAAATTCCTTAGATTTAGGATGATTACTATTTTCAGAAAGTTCACCAAGTGATTTCCAAATCTTTTCAGCAATTTTTCCTGGACGATCTGCGGGGGCAACATCCTTTAATTCACCAGCGTCTTCATATTTCTTAACAAAGGTATCATAATTATTTTGTGAAACCAATTGAACCATGAAATTAGGATCGGTAGTAGCTTTATTCCTAAGCCAAACAACAGTATTAGGAGCAAACTTAACTTCATTCTTGTTATTAGCTGCAACGCCTACAGGTGAAGAAGCCGGTTTTCCTCTAGTAGCCTTAGGAGCAGATGCAACAGCTTGTAAAGCTGATACTTGAGTTTGTAATTGTGTCAACTGTTCCTTTAATGCTTTATTGTCATCGTGACAAACTCGTAATTCAACGAGTGCTTGGTTAAGTAATTGAACAACGGGATCGAGAGGGGAAGACATTTTTAAGTTTAAGTTCGAAGTTAATGTTATTAAGTATAATAGATACTGTTAAGTTTTGTTTAATATATTTTTTTGATTTTCAATTTCAATTTTGAAAAATTCGTTTTTTTATGATATTCAATTTATGTATTATTTTAAATATAAGCTGAATTACAGCTTTGAAAGTAATTTAGGAAATTTTATTAAAAAAAAACAGAAAAGTTTTATTTGGATTTTATCCAATATAAAAATTATTAAATTTAACAATTACAAGTTGGGCATTTTGTATTTTTTGAATAATCATTAATTTATATTATAAGATTTTTATATTAAAATATTTATCTTTTAGTGTTGATTGATTATAAATATTATATTAAAAAAATTATTAGCCATGATGTAAAACATTAATTTGTTGTTGATTCATTATATAAAGAATCAGTTATATCCGTTTGCTTTTTTATTAGATAGAAATTATAATTAATTTGTAATTTTTGTTCTAATTCGTCGATAATATTGTCGTGAGTTTCAATTTTAGTTTGAGGTTTTTCGACATATAACCCATATATCTTTGATAATTCAATATATAAAGTATTTAATTCTTCAGTACTCAAAGATTCGCATTTGTACATATGTTCACCTCCTTCATGTACAGTTTTTGCATTTTTCCATGAAACTCTGATATAATTTTGCATTTTATCAGCAATATCGGAAATTAATATTTTCTTTTCTGATAATTCATTAATTAATTTCCAAATATATTCATATAATTTTTCTTTAAATTCTTTATTTTCATATAATGCTTGCTTGTTTTCATATAAACTTTGTTTATTTTCATTACGTTCAGACAAATATTGAATAACTTGTTTGTTTAATATTTGTCTAAAACAATTATATATATCTTCTCCAAATGTAACACTAATATAATCAAATTGAGACATCAATTTTAACCACGTTATTGTATTAGTTGGAAACTTCTGATTTACATTAGAATATTTTAGAACGTATTGATTCATGGCTTTAATTTTGTTTTTGTTCTAATAAGATAATTATATATAAAAAAAGAATTTCAATTTTTGATATAAAAATATTCATTAATTAATTATTTAATATTTGCCCTACACATTGGACAAGTATCTTGCTGCCATGTTTCTAAACAACCCTTATGAAATATATGCTTACATTTTTCAAGAATAATAATTTCATCAGTTGATGTGTAATCACTTAAACAGATACGACATGATTTATTATCATTTTCACGAATAAAAGTTCCATAAGACAAACAAAACCCATTTTTAGGCTTTGGTTTTAGTTCATTGACATTTGATTGCGAATCTTCATTTTCACTATATTCATCATCATATTGATCTTGAATACGTTGTGCTTCAAGCCGGTCAATTTCTTGTCTAACTTTATTACGAATATTAATTCGTTCATCTTGAATAATTTTGATTAATACACCTTCATTATGTGGTTCTAAAAACACATTTCGATATTTTTTATAACACTCCTTCTTAAATTCTTGATAAGCCTGAACAATAAAATCTGCTGAATTTTGATCAGGTAACATGAGTTTCAATTCATGAGTTTCAATTTCAAGAACATAATTAATGTAGTGTTCAACTTTATCAAAACATAAATCATTGATTTTTTTATCTTCAGCTGCTTGACGTTCTTTTTCACGTTTCTCTTCTTCAAGTTTCTCTTGAAAATGTTTACGTTCAATTTCATAATTGCTAGTAATGCTGTTAATGTAACCTTGAATAATACTTTTTTCGGTATCTTTTGATGATATTTCCATTACTTTAATTTCATTCCAAAACATTTCTGCAAATTCACGAGAATCTGTAACAGCTTTCCTTTGCTGAAATTTTGATAAAAATTTTAGATAATTATCTTTTCCAATTAATTGAAGAATATAACTTGAATTTGCCATACACTTATCTTTAAGCCATTGAATAATTTGTGGAAACTGTTTTGTTTTGTGTTCAACAACTCCATTTTCTGCAAACAAAGGTAACCAAATTCTTGGGATTCCTTTATTTTCAGGTTGGACTACATCTTTCCATTCATTCAAACGTTTACTATCAGGTTGAATATTCATGCTTGATTTAAAATTGTATGATTATAATCAATCTAATGTATTTATATTTAAGAAAAAATATTCAATCTTTATTTTATTAGTTATAAGATCACTTTTTAATATAATAATTTTGATTCATGCTTTTGAAAATCCTTCAATTAAATTTTCATCAGATGGACTAATTTCTTGATATGTTCTAATAATTGGTGCAACTGTTCCAAATACAACAGCACCTCCTAATGCACCAGGTAAACCACCTGTAATAAATCCAGTTGCACCACCTTGCATTAATCCATAAAATGTTGAATTGACAACTTTTTTAAATATAGATTTTTGTCCAGCAATTTCTTCAAACATGATTTTTTGCATAAGTTTATACAAAGCTTCTTTATCAGAATTACTAATATTATGCCGTTTAAGATCATCATTAAGTTCAGCCATAAAATTTTTATATTCTTTCATTTCAGGACTCATTATCCCTTTTTTAATTAATTTGAGTTTATTTTCATATGTTTCAAGTAATTGCACGTCATGTTTCCAACTTACATAAAAACAATAGAACAATATAAGTAAAATAACAACAATTATTCCGATGTAAATATCTTGTAACATTGATAGTAATAAATTATTAGAATTTATTTAATGATATATATTAAATATTTGTTATTCTGATGTATATATGATTTAACAAATTCTATTTTCGAACTATTGAATAATCAATATTACGTTATTTGTTTTTCACAAAAATATTAACTAATAAAAATGTCTGAAAGATCTACCGTATTAGTTGCAAAAACTGAAGAGCAGAAACTTGCTCTATTTCAAAAAGCATTAAAGAAAGCTGAAAAAAATATGATGGCATTAAGTTTACTTATGGATCATTTTAAACAATCAGGGTTTGATAGTAGCCGATATACTCCACAATTTCAAGAAATGATGGGTCAATTTGCCAAACTTATGCGAGATTTTAGCCGAACAGAATATGAATATGAAGGACCTTATAATAGTGATCAAACTCTCGAAAGATATAAGCAATCTGTTTCGAAAAGCTGGAAACATAAACCAGAAAAAGCTGAAAATGCTGATAAACCAATTACAGAAGAAGAAATTCGTAAATCAATGCAAGAACGTGCTGATAAAATGGAAGCATTAGCTGCCAAACGTCAACAACAAGCTTTACTCGAAGGTGCAACTCAAAATCGTCCTATGATTACTGGACCTGATGGTAAACAACGCTATGATTTTCATGCTGATGCTGAATCAAGTGATGAAGACGAAGCTGATCTTGTTGAACGTGTTCTTGGAGGTGATCCAAATCCTGGTAAGCATGATACTTCAAAACTTAAAGCAGCTCATTTATCTCGATTAAAAAGTCAAAGCGCTCCAATTTCTAAAAGATTGGAAGACATGTCATTTGAGAATAAAATTCCTCCAAAGCGTGATATGAAAATTGTTGATGCATTAAAATTACGAGGTGGTGATAGTTATCAAGAATATGCTCTTGAAGAATTAGATGATATTCATACTATGCAAAAAGGATTCTTAGCTGAAATTGGTTCTGATGATGAAGAAGATGGTATGTCTGAAGCTTTTAGAACCAAACTTGCTAAAAATCGTGGTAATAAAGCTGTTGAGCGTACTGAAGAAGAAATGAATCGTCGTCGTAAAGTTCAAGAAGAACGTAATCGCCAAGCTATTGAACGAAAAAAATTATAAGAACGGTCTATGAAGTAATTATTAGCTTTAATATTAGTCATTTTATTCATTTTTATTTTTGTATTTTTCATATAATAAATATGCTACAAAAGCTCCTATCAATGCTATAAATATATAAGAATAAGGTTTTAAACGCGAATTATTTATTACATCTGACAAATTTAATACAGATATTATAAATAAAGCTACTATAACTAATACAGATATACGAGGCAAATAATCGTATATAAACATTGTATTTATAAAATTTAAAATTTATATTTAGATAAATAATTTACTCAATTAAATTTAATTAAAATAAAAAATTGATTTTTTTATTATTAGATTATAACGACTTTCATTAGACTTTTATTGAAAAAGCAAATAAAACTAATATGGGTAATTCAAATAAAGTAGAGCATTTTGAATTTAAGAATGAATTGAAAAATGAAGAAAAAAAACTTTGTAATAATTTTCTTGTCGCATTTGTGGATAATGATAATGAAAATGAATTTATTGTAATGAATCCAAACAATATCGAATCAATTGTTTATCATGCTAATGATAAAGCTGAAATCAATTTTGTTAGTGGGAAAACAATTATTGTATGTGGACAAACAATAACAAAGAATGAAAATTTTAAACATAAAAACTTACATTAATTATTATTTTTTATGGATATTTATATGAACTCCATTAATATTGTTCACCTCCAATAGCTTGGCTAACAACTTTGGTTGCACCATGCCATAAACCTTGAGATGAGTCAAATGGTTGATTACCGAAGACGAATCGGAAACCAACAAGGGCACCTCCGATTACAAATGCCCAAACGTAAATCGTTGCAGCACCAGAATATGCACTGAAAGCAACACCAGTTAAACTTAAAACAGCTACTACTAAAAGGACTAATGAAATAAAAAGTCCATAAGCTACTTGATAAAGTTGCAACATTTTATTATGAAATTTCTTAACGAAAAATAATGAGTATATTCTTTTATAATAAAAACTATATTAATAAAAACTATATTAATAGAAAATAAATTATTCGTAAATAAATTATTCGTAAATTGAACTGGCAATTTTAAAATATAAAATTTCGATTTTAAAAAATAAAATTTCGATTTCAAGAAACATTTAATCATTTTCATAATATTCATAACTAAAAACTGGCTTTTTTTTTGAATATTCAAAAGTTACTCGCAACTGAATAGCTTCGTCAGTTTTCTTAATAATTTCAACCTTCTGAACTGTTTCATTAATATAATCATACTTCGATCCCTTCATAAGATAAACTCCTTCAGTCAAATCTGAAAGAAGTATTCCACCTTTACGTTCAGCTGCCCATTCAAAATCATATTTTGGAATGTTGAATTTATAACAACTGTTGCTGTTTGGATCAGGATCACCTGTTTGTTTAGTATTAACAACCAAACGTGATTGCGATAGAATGATTGAATTCCAACCCAATGGATCAGAAATACTACAAATGTAATAAGTATCAGAAACACCTTGTCCAGCATGATATTTATAATCAACTAATCGCTCTTGAATATGTGCTGTTGTTTTCAAGGGAAATTCTTTATGCAAAATATCCAAAGAAACTGGATGCAAATAAGTATGATTTATTGATTCTGATAAGAGAACAGTCAAAACTTTCTCGTGATATTCTTCAGGTACTTCTGACAACAAAGCATCGGACATTTGGAAATTGATTAAGTTGATAAGATATTGTTTTTAGTTATAAAGAAATCAATTTTATTTTAGTTTTGTATATGTGATAAATGAATTTTTTATTTTCATCACGTCTTTAACTACAATACTAAATTTGAAAAATAACTATTACTATATATCCTTTTCTTTCAAGCTTACAGATTTAGAATAAATACAATTTAAATTTAATTAATTTAATATATATACTTAACTAAATCTACACCCTTTTTGTCATCATTTTATTAGTCTTAGAAAACAAAAAAACAATGGAAGTCGCTCAAGCAATTTTCGCTCAAGAATATGATAAATATATTGCAGATAAGTTATTAGATAATATGGACAATGCTCTTGAACATAAAGAGCAAGTCACTATAGATAAGATTAAAGAATCAAGCTATGATAATCATGCTACTAAAGAAGAAATGATGTTAGCTAATGATTCTTATCTTGATAAGATTGGTTTGGTAGATCATCACAAAACATCTATTAACGATTTTTACCAACATGGAGTTGGACAAATTATTACAGATGTTTTCGAAATTGATAAAGATATTTCAACTGTTCGTGAGAAAGATGAAATTGAACGTATTAATCTTAATGTCAAATTTACTGATGTAGATTGGAGCAAGCCATACCATACTAATAATATGGCTATGGAAGCTCAACTCAATCCTATTGATGCAGAAGCCATGAATTTGACATACAGCGCAGCTTTGTATATTTCTGTAAAAGTTACTGCAACTGCTTATTATAAAAATGGTACGAAAAAAGTTCGTGAAGCTGATATCAAACGCAAGAAAATTTGTCATGCACCTGTCATGGTAGGCTCAATTTTATGCAATACATATATGAAAACACGTGAGGAGCTTTCAAAACTTCATGAAGATCCATCTAGTTTAGGTGGTGATTTAATTGTTAGAGGTGTTCCTTGGACAATATGTAATGTTGAAAACATCACCTATAATCAACCTCGTTATTTCTTAAATAACTATGGTAAAGAAATTGCCCGTTGTGAATTAATCTCAAAACCTGGCGATGATTATCAAAATTCTGATCAAATCATTTTACGTCTAAATAATGATGGAGGTATTACATGTGAATTACGTCGTGATAAACTTAAAGATATTGAATTTCCATTTTATATGGTTTTTCGCTTACTAGGATGGACACGAGATATTGATATCTATGATGGTATTGATCTTGATGGTACAATGAATGAAATTATTTCAAAAGCTTATGCTGCAAAATATGATGATTTTAAAGGTGCTGTTCATATATATGACAGCATGGATATGCTTAAATTTATTGCAGCAAAATTACATGATGAAGCATTTAGCTATCTTGATTTTAATAAAGATCAAGCTATACAACAAGCAATTCAATCAATTCTTAGATGGTTTGATAAACACTTTTTACCAGGTCTTGGTATTGAGGAGTCTGATAGACATAATAAACTTCGATATTTTGGAATGTTAATTAATGGATTGATTAAATGTGCCGACGGATCTATTGATTCTACAGACAGAGATAGTTGTAAAAACAAACGTATTCATCCATCTGGTATTTCATATGCAAAGTCGTTCAAGACGTACTTCAACGCTGCTATTGTGCAAACAATGGTTAAGAAATATAGTAAAGATTTTAAGAGTATTCCATTCGATAAGGTTGATTTATCGTCAATTATACACTCAAATATTTACGGACAAGATTTTGAACAACTTATTACACAAACTATTACTTCGGGTAATAAGAGCCAATTAAGAATTAGTACTCAAAGAACAATTACTAATCGTTTGTCTTCACAACAGTTAAATAGAAAGAATCAACTTATGACGACTGCCTTATTAAGACAGATTACAGCCCCGAATACTGATAATTCAAAATCAAGTGAACGTGCAGCTTTAATGCGCAGAGTTCATCCAAGTTATGTTGGATATATCTGTTTAATTCATAGTCCAGAAGGTGAAAAAGTCGGACTTAATAAACAGATCGCTCTTTATTGCAAAATTACTAGTGCATCAAATAGTGAATTACTTACTAAATATGTACTTGCACATTCTGACGTTATTCCATTACGTGAAGTTACACCAGAACGATTTAGAACTGAAAAACTTCGTTCTGTTATGGTTAATGGCAAATGGATTGGATGTTGTAAATCAGCATGTATTCTTGCTAAGAAATTCCGTGAAATGCGCCGAAAAGCTGTTGTAATTGACAATCACACGATTGATCGATATGTAACAATTCACTGGGAAGAAACTACAGATGTTTTACATTTCTGGGCTGATCCAGGAAGAATGGTTAGACCAGTCTTCGTAGTTTATAACAATAAGGAGCATCCTGAGCTTTTCGAAAGAAAATACAAGTCTCCAAATGAAGTTTATCAATCAATGCCTGCATCAGCTAGAAAACATGGTGTGACGAAAGTTGGTGGTCATAGTGAGAATATTGAAGCAGAAAAACCTGCTACAGATGGTATTGAACGTTTTAATGATCAGGAATATCTAACAGAAGAAAAAGATATGGATGTGGATGTGGATAATTTTCCACAAGAATATCGACAAATGATTGCTTATACAAAACAACATGCACAACTCCTTATGGAGAAAAAAATAACGATCGATGATCTTGTTAATGCAGGTATTGTTGAATTTATTAGTGCAGAAGAACAAGAAAATATGTTTATTTCGCCAACAATCGATTCATTAGTAGCTCTTGGACGTGATGAACGTTTCCCATTTACACACTGTGATGTGCCTCAAAGTTTAATCGGCATTACTGCAGCTACTGCACCATTTGCCAATATGAATCAAACTCCTCGTGTTACATTCCAATGTAATCAAGGTAAATCTACATGCGGATACTTTGCATTAAATTATCCATATCGTATTGACAAGGACGTGTTCCTTCAATATCAATGTGAATTACCATTAGTTAAAACTATTGCAGCAAAATACGTATTTCCAAATGGCTGCAATGCTATCGTGGCGATTTTATGTCAGACTGGATACAATCAACAGGTTGGAGTCTATAATTATAGGCTAGTCTATTTAATTATAATTATTTATTATAACTAAATAGGCAAAATCATCAAACTGTTCGGGAACATCCTGAAATTTCAGATACTCCATTAATATGGTGACATATTAATTATAGTAAAAATTCTGAAAATGAGGATAATCCGCAGCTAAGTTACTTATTATTTCGTTTATATTTATAAACATGTTAATAATAATAAGTAAAAAGTTCAACGACTAAACGATGATTGGCATGAGGATCTAACAAATCCAATGATTGCTTAAAATATAGTCTCATCTTTTGGTGAAAATCAGAAGTTAAGAAAATGCAAGAAGACAGTCTGCTTATCAATCAAGCCTCTATTGATCGAGGTTTATATAATGGTTCAAAGTTTACTAATGAACTCGCTATTAAAGAAGACAATAAAGAAGTATTCGGTATTCCGGATATTACGAAAACGCTTGACACTAAAGCGACAAGTTATGATCGTTTAACACCTCAAGGCTATGTGCCTGTTGGTACTGTAGTTAATAAAGGTGATATTATCATTGGTAAATATGCACCACTTCCAGAAGGATTCGATAAACAATATCAATTCCAAGACATGAGTATGAAATGGTCACATGAAGAAACTGGAATTGTTACCAATGTAGTTGTTGGTGCATTCGAAGATGGAAAGAAATTTATCAAAATTGGTTTCAGAAAGCTCAGAGATGTTCAGCTGGGTAAACGTTGCCCGAGTGCATTGAATTAATTCAGTGTGCTAGTCCATTTTATCTATAAGATAAAATTTCTTATAGATTAAATGAGCAAAACCGTCAAACTGTTCGGGGAAGATCCTAAAGTTTCAGATACTCCCATAATATAGTGATATATTATGCATAGTAAAAATTCTGAAAATGGGGGGACAATCCGCAGCCAAGCTGATATTTAGAAATAAATACCAGAAGGTTCAACGACTAAATGATGGTTGGCATGAGGATCTAACAAATCCTATGATTGCTTAAAATATAGTCTCATCTTGATTCGAAAGTTTCAAGTTAAGATAATGGATAAGTTCTGTCTCACACCAGACCATGAAATATTAACTATGAATGGATGGAAATCTATTAAAGATGCTACAATTAATGATATTGTTGCTACACTAGATCCAAAAACAAATCAAATTGAATATCAAAATGTCGAGAACATATATGAATTCGATCATAAAGGTCCAATGGTTTCAATTGAAGGTCGAGAAATTGATACATGTATGACTTTAAATCACAAAGTTTATGCTCGTATTGGCAAATCATCATATGGATTATATGAAGCTAAAAATATTATTAATACCAAAACAAATTGGCAACGATGGGGAATTAATACAAATCCTGATAAAAAAACATTTACAATTCCGGAAAAAACAGAAGGACATTACAAATCATCTAGAACTGTAGATATGGATGATTGGCTTAATTTATTAGGTTTATTTATTACAGAAGGATATGTTGACCAAAGTAAAATGATTAGAATAGCTTGCTGTAAGGATAGAGTAAGAAAATTACTTAATACTGTTACATACAATCTAGGTTTAAAAACAAGTGAATATTCGAATGATAATCAACAAGTATATATTACAGATCAATTAATTGCTAATTATTTATTACAGTTTGGACATGCGATCAATAAATATTTGCCAGATTTCGTATTTGAATTAAGTACAAGACAATCAAATATATTATTAAATGCTTTATTATGTGGAGATGGAACACAGTCTAATCATTCGATTTCTTGGTCATTTTCAACATCTTCAAAACGATTAGCTGATGATTTTCAGCGATTAACAATTAATTGTGGTTGTTCATCGAAAATGTCTCTACATAAATTAGAGGGAGAACAATTAAAAATTAAAGGAAAAATTGCTCACAGAAATTCTAATTCATATCGAATTAGTGTTATTACAAATGATATTAATTTAGAGCCATCTGTCGGTGGTGCAAGTAATCCAATTAATATAATTAATTATGATGGTAAAGTTCATTGTATTGAGGTAGATAATCATATCTTCTTAACTCGTAGAAACGGCTTAATGTATTGGACAGGAAATTCTGCGAGAAGCGGTTAATTCTGGCTGCAGTCGAAATATTTTCGGCTAGTTTGTTTAGTTATAGGAATTTATTCTTATATATTAAACAAGCAACACCTCCAAAATGCTGGAAGTCCCTAAAGCTCTACTGCCATTGATATCAGTAATGATATTCAATAAAGGAAACAGTGTAGAGATATATGGGTAATCAGCAGGTGCAGTCCTACTTTCGTATTTACATACGAAAAGGATACAACCTCAGAGACTTAACGTTGGTGGGCTATTATTGATTGTATAATCAATAATTAGCTTAAGATAAAGTCCGCCCTATTTCGAAAGATTTAGGATTATGCAGAAAGGAGTCATCGGGCTCACTCTCCCTCAGACAATGATGCCATTTACTGAAAACGGTATCACACCAGCTATTATCATGAATCCGCATAAAAATTTGTGCGAGTGCTCGTTATTTAAAATAACAGGGTGCTAGTCTTGATTTGTTTATGTGCTTTTGCATATATCAAAAATAGGCAAGGTTTTTAAACTGTTCGGGGAAATCCTGAAGTTTCAGATACTCCATTGATATGGTAACATATTAGTTATAGTAAAAATTCTGAAATATAGGACAATCCGCAGCAAGTATCTCCTATTACGCTATCTGTTAGTAATAGGAATGCTGTTCAACGACTAAACATTAACCGGCTTGAGAACGACAGCAATCGTTCGATGATAGCTCAAGATATAGTCTCGTCTTTTGACGAAAGCCAAAAGTTAAGACAACGGCTATCCCCTCACGAATGACCATTGGTCAATTAGAGGAAAGTATGTTAGGTATTTGGTGTGCAAAGAAAGGTACGCATGCAGATGGTACTATTTTCGGTAATCACAACATTGAGTCTGTGATGGCTGAATTGGAAAAGATTGGTTTTAAGAATGCAGGATATCAAATATTGTATTCAGGTTTCACAGGAGAATATATTAACGCATTAATTTATATGGGACCTACTTATTATCAAAGACTTATGAAATTCGTGAATGATACAGTGTATGCTATTTCGAAAGGTAGAACTGATGAGCTAACTAGACAGCCATTAGTTGGCAAGGCGCGCCATGGAAGTTTAAGATTGGGTGAGATGGAGGTCAACAAACCCAGGCCTCAGTATTGTAGTAATACGATGCTAGTATTAAGTTTATAAGATTAATTCTTATAGATTTAGTGCAAAATTGTCAAATTGTTCGGGTACACCCTAAAGCTTTAGATACTGACGGATGGAATTAAGACCATCTTATATTCAGTAAAAATTCTAAAGATATATGGGTTAGCCGCAGCCAAGCTATCGATTTATTCTTGTTAATAATAATCGATGGAAGGTTCAGAGACTAGACGGCAGTTGGCATGAGGATTTAACAAATCCAATGATTGCTTAAAGTATAGTCCAACTACTTGCGAAAGCTTGTAGACAATTTATTGGGTACTTTTGAGTCACGGTGCGATGAGATTCCTATCAGAAAAAATGTATAATCATTCAAGTGGTTTCTATATTTATATTTGTGGAAACTGTGGACATCAAGCAGTTGTAAATCATGAACGTCAAATTTATATCTGTAAGACTTGTAAAGGAGATGCTGACATTAAAGAAATCCCGTGTGATTGGGCAGCTTCGCTGGCTGCCGCAGAAATCAGGTGTATGAACATCGGAATGCGATATGGTCTAGCACCTTACCGTATGGAACTTTTAGAACGTGATGCAAACGTTGTACAAAAAAAATTAGAAAGTGTAATTGAAGCAGATTGATTAGTCTTTAATTGATTTAAATATTGTTTAAATGAATTATATTTTTTCGTAGTATTAAATGTTTTATGTAAATGTTAAAGTACTGGAACTTTTAGCGTCATCTAAATCTTTTAAGTTCTCATTTGTAAGTAATGTACTTAGTTGTCCTTTAATAATAATTGATAATGAAATTAAATTATCATTGAAAGTTCCATAAGGCATTTCAATATTTCCTTCACCATATCTATGTTCTAATAATTTTTTGAATCCGACCATTGTAGTACTCATCGGATAACTTAATTTTAGATCTTTCAAACATTTATCATTAAATTTTAATTCAATACTATTAGGTTGAAGGATAAACATACCAACATGATTTAAACTTTTACATTGTTTATCAAACCATTCTAAAAGCATAGGAGCTTCGTGATAACTTTGATTAAATTGAATTGTTTGATATAACCCACTAAACGTGGATAAATCATTTTCTTTTTTTTCCATGATTAAATTTGAAACTAAATAACTAAATATATAATCTTATTAAAACTAATTCAAATTTTAAAAATGCCTCCAAAAATGACAACAGATTCCTTTGTTAAAAGGGCAAAGGAAATTCATGGAGATAAATTATATGACTATAGTTATGTAAAATATATTAATGGTAAAACTCCGATTGAAATTATCTGCAATAAATGTAGTTCTGTATTTTGGCAAACACCAGAATCTCATATTTATCAAAAAGCAGGGTGTATAAATGAATGTCTTAAAAAGAAAATTGGTGATGCAAAACGTAAATCTCAAGAAGAATTTATTAAACAAGCTATGGTTATTCATGGAAATTTATATGATTATTCATTAGTTAATTATATTAATGATAGAACTTTAATTATTATCAATTGTAACACATGCAACCAACAATTTGAACAAATGCCAAACAATCATTTACAAGGTAGTGGATGTTCAGGAAAATGTAAGCGTAATAAAATAGGAGATTCTCATAGATTTTCAGTAGAAGAATTTATTAAACAAGCTATAGTTATCCACGGAAATTTATATGATTATTCGTTGGTTAATTATATCAATGCAAATACTAAAATAGTTATTATTTGTAATAAATGTAAAAAAGAATTTGAGCAAACTCCATCAGTTCATATAAATAGTAAACATGGATGTGGAAATTGTAATGGTGGAATAACACATACTAAAGAACTATTTATTAAAAAAGCTATCAAAATCCATGATGATTTATATAATTATGATTTAGTTGAATATATTAATAATCATACAGAAGTTCAGATTATTTGTAATAATTGTTCATTACCATTTTGGCAAACACCACAAAATCATACAGATGGAAAATCAGGCTGTCCGAGGTGTTGTAATTCTTCCGGTGTATCAAAAGGTGAAATTGCATGGATGGAAGAATTAAAATCAACTTATCCAGATCTTATTTATAGTGATCATTTAAAAGGACAATATTATGATGAAGATGCAAAATGTTACATCGACGGATTTGAACCCGGACATTGTATAGCTTTCGAATATCATGGAAATTTCTGGCATGCCTGTCCAACTTGTAGGGCATTAGGCAAATTTAAAGGAGTAAGTGATGAAGAATTAGATAAAAGATTCAATAATACAAAAGAAAAAAAGAAACGAATTGAAAAACTATATAAGTATGTTTGTAAATGGAGTTGTGGACATTGTCCAGATTTGAGTTAATTTAATACACAAAAAACTCTTCTGAAAAAATTATTTTTCTATTAATTTTTTCAGAAATATTTAGCTTAAAACAATTTAAAAATATGACTATTGAAAGATATACATATAAAATGTCAATATTATTCTATGATTTAGAAACTAAAGGAGAATTTATTCCAGAAAATGATAAAATCATTCAAATAGCTTATTATATTTGGAATCCATTAACAAATGAAGAAAAATATGTTAATAAAATTTTTAATGATGGTAATAATGATGTTGATTTTTATAAAAAATTAGAACACGAAATAAAAAATGGTATTCATCCATCAACTGTAGTTCAGGAAATAT